CCAACCCAATCCTTCTACACCATCTTCATAATCTTCATCATATGCTGCTGTAGCGTCTTCTATCCATTGTTCTTGCTGTTCTTCTGAAATTTCATCAAGTTCGCCTCCAATAAGTGACCAGTCTTCCCAACAACCATCCCAGGTTTCTAGCATTTCAGCATCTTCATAATCTTCACTAATGTCAACAAATTCTTCGTCTGTTTTAGGAAGCAAGTAATCTTCCAATTTAGTTTCTTCTGTAATGATATCATCTTCACCATAATAGTCTGCAAGATATTCCTGAAATGATTCATAATCTCCTTTATCAGAAAGATATTCTTTAATTTCTTCATCTGTCTCTGGTACACTAATTAACCATGCACCATATCTCCATCCTAATTCTTTACGAAGAAAAATTGTATTACCATCGGCATCTTTTCTCTTAAATGTATGCCATTCTATAATGGATTTTTTAACTGATGGTTCTAATCTATAATATTTCATAATATATCTCCTATTCCCAAATAGATCCGTGTCTACCTTTATCTGGCATAGTAAATAGAGCCTTTACTTTGCCTATTGTAGGTTGTCTTGCAAATACACACCATTGTATAGTTGCAACATCTGAATATGAAGCCTGTATAAATTCTTTAAAGCTTGTTCCTGTTGTATATACATCATCTGCAATAAGAATTGGATCATTAGGATTTCCAGTAGAATATTTGTCAAGTGCATTACCTAAGGCCCAACCACCAGTTGGAATACCTACTGCTTTTTGCCAAGGCTGGTGTTCATATTCTTTTATCATCTTAGCAAGTACNTGCCACTCTTCAGGTTTAATGGCATCGCACTCAAGCTTCCAATTAAGTTTTAAACCCGCATGACTTATAAATTCTCCGGATTCAAATAAGTTTGCGCTAGTTCTATATGCCACTGGTAAACCTCCTGTAAAAGCATCATTTGCTAGATGATATTTATTCACTAAACTTTCAAGATATTCTATATATTCAGCAGCTTGATATTCTATACTATCTAACATACCAGATATTTTATATTTTTCACCAGCCATATTTTTAAGAGTAGCAACCCATTTACTGGGTTGCTTTCTTGGTTTTATATCACTATACACTTTGTCTATAACATCGTGTTCATTTTCTTCTTTTTCAAAACCATGTGTGTTATGCATATTAATCGCTTTTTATTATCTTTACGCCTTGCTTTTTTCCACATCCAGGACAGTGTAACTGACCTCTATCAATCATATATTTTTCTTCCATAGTTGGAAGAGTAAAGTAAAATTTGCAGCTAGAACAAGTTATATGCCAAATAATTTCTTTACTAGATTGAAATGCCATAAGTGTCAATGATATTCTGATTCAAGAAGTTTAATACCGAGAGCCCAATTTTCGGCGGCATCTTCTATATATTGCATTGATTTATTTCTATAATCTTCAGTAAAAAATAACTTTTCATTATTATCAAAGTATTTTATATAACCATATTCTTCTTTAAAATCAAAATGGATTTCACAGTAACCCTTTCCGTGATCCGAATAATAAGTTGAAAGTTTTCTTCCCATTGGTCTACTCCTCTTGAATAAAATTTTCTACTGAAGGATAAATCTGAGCAATTGCTTTTGCAGTTTCTATTGCTAGATCCATATGTTCTTGTTGAGTTCCGTTTGCTGAACGTAGCTCAATATAATGAATCCATGATCTAATAGTACCATTCGCATATAAACGAGAAACCGTATTACCTTCTGGTAAAATGGCTCTTGCTTGTTCTTTTGCAATACCCCTTTCTCTTGCTTCTTTATATATTCTTTTAGTATGATCAATCATAAACTGTTGTTGTGCATGCCACCAAGCTTCAAGAGCAGTATCATCATTCTTTATACTATTCTGCCGATTCTTTTCGTCTTGAAGTCTGGCTTCACGAATAACAAATGCTTCTCCCATATCATTTGGATCAGCATATCTCTGTGAAAACTCTTGGAAAGAAAATGATCTATGCCGAAGAAACTGACGAGCAATGTCTCTTGTAGTCTCAATCTCCATTGTGGCTGAAGCCATTTCAAATGGAGACCAATGCTTATGTTTAATTAAATATGATAAAAGCTTTGGTGTTGTTTTAGTATTGGCTTGGTTGCCGGGATTTGATACTCTAGCGCAATATGCAATCAGATCTTGAATATTATCTAAACCCATAATCCCTGGCTCTCCAGAGTGCACATGTTTCATCGGTTGGCTATATGCCAATAATCTAACTTTCAATTTAAATATCCTCTATGTTGATATGAATTAATATCATCTTTAAATTCAACCATAACTTCTAGCATTTTATCATAATCTTCTTCAGGTAATAAAGACCGATATAAACTTAACCCTGTTGTTGTAAGAACGGCTGCAATCATCAAAGGTTCATTATTATTTTCTACCATACTATTTACCGCATTTATAACTTTATTGTAGCAGGCTTTAAATTCATCATTATTATAATCAGTCATCGGCTAATACCAAAACAAGGCAACCAGCTCATATTACAATAGCGAGCATACTCTTCAAGCCCGACCATAGCCATAAGTGCAAGAATTGGTATGCCGATAATAATGAAAACTATAACTAAAAATGCCGGTAGTAACCCCTTCATTGTACAATAGTATGTATTCTCGCTCATTGTACTTCTTTCATAACATAGGTTTTATTTTTCATATAATCAATGTATGATTTACCAGAAATTCTCTGACGAATAAAAGGTTTATTTGTTTCTGCTTTATTTGGATTTTCAATTGTCATAACAATGTCTTTACCTTGACGTAAAGCCTTTTGTTGATTTAATACTCGCATCTGTGAATTAAGGTAATCTCTTCGCATTTCTTTACGAATAGTTTTACTTACATTTGAATGAATGCCCTGAGAAACATTCCCACTTGATTTTCCGCCTTTACTTTTAGCCATGATTTAATTCCTTATAATTTAAAACCTTCAAATTTCTTTGCATTTATACCATTATTTGTTTTATCAAATACTGGAGTATCATCTATTAATGTTTGCTCGCCTTCATGAGCATCAAATAATCTCATCTTTGATCTATCTATACCAATCACAAACCGCTTCTTATATGTAGGATCATTATATCTATTCTTTAATTGTTTNACTGCGAGTTGTCCCATTCCCTCAAGTTCTTCTGTAGAGATAAGGGCGAACATGAGGTCTGCGGTAGCGGGTAATCCAAAAGACTCGGACGTATCTTCAAGCCCAATATCCGAGTTACTATAACCAGACCTAGTCGTCTGCGTTGCAGTAACGATCGGTAAGTCAAACTCCACCGCAAGGCCTCGTAGTTCTTCAGCAATTGCTTTAATGTAGTTGTATGAGTTAATTGCACCNCCCATTCCTTTCATTCTACTTGAAGAACAGATATTCAAATAATCAATATAAATGATATCAGGTTCAAATGATTTCTTTAATTTTAACTCATTTAATAAAGCACGAAAGTGACCAGCGTGAGCTGATCCAGTCGGATATTCTTTAATAATAAGTTTACCATTTGTTTTAGACGAAAGACCCCTGACTCGTTCTGCAAACATCTCTTTACTAAGATGTTCTAACTGGTCAATTGGTATATCAAGTAAGTTTGCATCGATCCGTTCTGCTATTCTTTCTTCTGCCATTTCCATAGTAAGATATAAAACATTCTTACCTTGATTTAGATTAGCAGCAGCACAGTGACACATAAATAAAGATTTACCAACACCAGTACCAGCAAGACAGACATTAAGACTTTTGTTTGGAATACCTCCCTTTGTAATCTTGTTAAAGTAGTCAAGATCGAAAGGTAATCTTTCTTCGTCACGGTGGTAGAATTCAAATCGCTCTTCAAAGTTTTCAATATAGTCGTGACCGATGTTGGGGTCGAACGAGACGCCGAGCGCTTTCGTGAGAATATCCGGTAAAGCATTTTTTGTTAAACTCTGATGTTTGCCATCAATGATGGAGATTGATTCCATAACAGCATTATATAAAGCACGGTCTTGACACCATTTTTCTGTAGTATCATTTAACCAAGTTTCATCAGACGCTTCTTCTTCAAATAAACTAGGAATAATTTCAACAGCATGTCTATACTGTTCGTCATTATAAGTTATCAGCCTGATCAATTTCAATCTTAAATGCTTCCGCTGTCGGAAGTTTATTATACTTTGCAACAAACATACCTGCTTGTTTAAATAGCATCTTATAGACACCTTCAAAGTAATCGGGTTTTACGAAGGGAAGGACCTTTCGCATATATTTTTCGTTAGTAAGAATATTTTTAAGAACAACTTGTTCTATATTAGTGTTCAAATTTACACCTCTTTTAAATGGATTTCTTCTTTATTTTCTATGGAAGATTCTAATATACTATATAATAAATCACCCGCAGCTAATTGTAAACCAATATCTTCGGCCGTAAGGTCTTCATCTGGTGCTGAGATAACTTCAAAGTCAAAATGTAAATCCAGTTCTTCGTCATTTTCTGGAGTCTTACCATCAATACGAATAGAACCATAACGAATTACAACCTCGTTAAACTCTCCTTCAAGTATTCTAACATTCCATACTTCATTAATATTTTCATCTGATATTAATTCGTAATCTTTATTTTCTACATACTTGCCCATTACTCTTCAACCACAATTTCATCCATATCAACAAGAGCTTGGTGACCAATACTGTATTGTTTCTTTAGGAAATCTTTAAAATCCGTTTCAGCAAAGATCGGATCCCAGAAGGACTTATCAAGAGTTCCATCGTACCGAACTTTAGGTCCAACTTCTCCAGA